GGCCAAATCTTGCAACTTTTCCTAAACCAGTTGCACGTTCTGTTATTGCATTTGCTTGTTCTTGTATTGCAAGTTCATCTTGTATGTTTCGTGCAATATCCCAAGTTAAATCTTCACTCCAACTTATATCTTCTCTGTAATATGGATTGCTTTCATTCCATTCATCGAAAGCAATAGTGTCGTCTTTGCCGTTACGTGCTCTTACAAGTAAATTATAATCTTTTGCATATGCTAAAGTTGTTTCTTCAAAACCTTGTTTGATACCAATACCTAAATTATCTAAAACAGAACTTTTAGGTTGTTGTATGTCACTTGGCGATTGTACTTTGCCAAATTTACTGTCTGGTGTTAGTGCACTCATTAAGCAACATTATCTCCACCAACTTCAACTTGTTTTATATTTGGTTCTACTTCGATGTCTCTTATTATGTCAGTTAAACTTTGTAACGGAGTCATTAAGCTGCTTTCTGTGTTTGAAGTTGTTCTCACCCTTAACGTGTTATTCTGCCATTGTTTGATAACTTGTTTTTGAACTTCTTTGTTTGAGAGTCTGCCTAAGTAGTCAAATGTTGATAGGTAATCCAACATATATGGCTGTATGTTTCCATCTTTTATATAAAAACTTATTGCATTTAAATTTTGTTGTTCTCGTGTAGAAACTGCTATATCACTGACAAAAATATCTACATAAGGCATGCCTTCTTCATCACCAACTTCTTTGTAAAATATTTCTTTTAATTTTTGTACTTTTTCGAAAGTACTTGTTTCAACTTCTACATCTACAGTTCCAACACGTGCACCAGATGTTTCAATAATTTTTGTTGTAGGTATTTGACTGTTTACTTTTGTATTAAAATTTTTAGGTTTATCAAAGTTCCATGTTTCATCAAAATCAATCATAGATGTTTCATTTTCAAACCCATCATCACTTGAAACAATTACATCTGAATAAACAAAACTTTTACTTCCACTTGGAAGTTTTTGAAAAATTTCGCCAGCAAATAATATATTTGAATTTTGAACTAGTTTAACTGTACCACCTTCTGCAACTACAGTGTACTCATCTTTGTTTTCAACAATGTCTTGTAATGTAAAATTTGCTGAACTTGTGATGTTATAACGATGTGGATTTTCAAACATATCATTTACATTTTTTGCAATTTCAGCTCCGTTAAAACCATTTGGTATAAAAACTGTTTGATCATTTATTTCAACAAATTGATAAACACCACCAGTGTTGCTGAAAAGTTTAATTGTGTTATCAATTGCTTTTTCATTGGCACCTACAGTTGCCAACGTTTTTGTGTAGTAGGCATAAGCACCAGCATATATGTCATTGAATAAATCTTCATTACCTCTAAATGCATCTCCAAAATTTTCTTTAAATGAATTAGCAAATTGTTCTTTTTCAGATGCAAAATCTTCTCTGCTGTTTTTTAGTGCATCTTCATTTTGTTTTAAGTCCGTCAAACTTTGCCAAATAGTGCCAGCATCACTTGGACGTTGTTCAATCATATCGTAAACAACACGAAAACCTTTTGTCATTTCACTGTCTTTTAAAAAGTGATTTGTGTATTTGCCAAATTGTGCTTTGTGTTTTGCCGCCACACTTAATGCATTAGATTGATTGTCTGCGTCTTCAAATTCGGATTTGAGTGCTTCTAAATTTGCTTGTGGCATAAGCAACATTCTGTCTGCACTTATACCAACATTTGTTTTAACAAGATTGTGTGTTTTTGTTATTTCAGTTTCATCATCAAAACTATATTCAATTCCTTGTAATGATAAAATTTTAAATGGGTTGCCTTCATTTATTGCTTTCTGTTTGAAATCTACATTTTTAGAAATTCCTTGTATTTTTGCTTGTGCAACAATTAAATCTTTATTTCTTTGTGTACTTGGTTTTTGTTGTAAAATAGACGCATATTGTGATTGTGCTTCTTTAAGAATATTTTGACTTTCACTTAAAGTGCCAAATCTACTTCTGTTTATGTCTGGTGTTATTGTTTCAATTAGATTTATTTTGTTTTGAAAATCTTCAATTTTTTCATCTCTAAAAAACAATGCTTGTGCATCTGTAATACTTGGCGTGTCGCCAGCATCTAAGCCTTGTAAACTTGTGTCATACCAAACATCAAATGTGTCAGCAAAAGTCTGTCTTGCAACATTGTTAGATGCAATGTCATATTTTAACAGTGTATTGAGTTGACTTGCATATTTTACACTTTCAGCATTTGTCAATTGCATTCCAGTTTCAAAACCTTCTACTTTAAAAGTGTCATTTATATCAGCTAAAACAGTTGAAATTTTTCCATCTCTTACATTTTTTATAAATTGCTGTTTGTCATCTGTTTTATTAAATTCATTTATCAACGAACTTGATACGATTTCATTTCTTAAATTTTTTTTTAATTTTAAAATAGTTGATGGTTTTGCATTTTGTTCTTCTAGTGCTTTGATGTTGCTTATAATATCAGCATAAAAATTTATACTTGTATTTGTGTCATAGCCTTCATTTTTAATAGACGTTGTGAGTTGAGGCAATATGTTGTCATATCTTTCTTCAATATCTGCAATTTGTTTGCTTAATTCAAAACCTAATTTATTGTTTTGAATACTTCTGTTTACTCTGTTGCCAATGCCGTCTAACCAATTTGTCAAATCAGGCAGTAGGGTAGAAGGCACATCATTTAATGCTTTTGTTTTGTATGCATCAAATTTTTGTTTGTATTTTTCTGGCTCATATTGATGCTGAACAGAAAAGTCATTCAATTGATTTTCAGCTGTTGTTTTAAAATTTGAAACAAAAGCTGCTTGTGCACCTTTTCTGTATGCTTCGCCAGTTAGTGTTAACGATGCATCACTGGCAACAAAATTGTTTACATTTAGTTGTTGTTGTTTGTATCCTTTTTCGTATGCTTTTATCTCAGCTTGTGCGTCAGCAATACTATTTGCATAATTTGCAACTTTTTGAATATTTTCTGCAACACCTTTCACTGGCACTGGTTTTGTGAAACTTGGCTGTGGTGTAAATTTTGATTGATAAGTTGGAATTTTAACCATTATGTTATTCCTCGTCTTGCTAGTGTTAGTTGAGCATTCAACAATCCGCCAAATTCAGCTTGTTGTCCACTTAGTCGTAAATTGTTTGCACTTAAACCAGCACTTGCCATTCTAGTTGCTGTTCCATATCTGTCGTAAAAATCATCTTCTGCAAACGCACTTGCTGTGCTTGCGAGAACGTCAACTGGCGTGTTTTCCAAACTAACTCCACTAATACCATAAAGTGCTCTTTGTCTACCTAGTGCTAATGCTAATGCTCTTTTTCTTTTGCTTCGTCTAAGTTTATAAGTTTCTTCTTCTTGTGCGGCTTGAAATTTAAATGCTTGTGCTTGTTGTTCCAAAATACTTTTTTGTAGTTGTCCACTGTAGACTGAACCACCAGCACCAATAAGTGGTGCAGCTTTGTTAGCATATTTCAATCCAACTTTTAAAGCTGATGACAATGATGAAAGTGTACTACCTTGTGCCGCAAGTGCACCAGCTTGTCCAGCCGCAAACGGAGCAACTGTTGAAGTTGTTGTTGCCGCCGCAGTTGTTGCGCCAACTGATAAACCACCAGTTGCTACTGCTAATGCTCCTATTGCTAAGACTGGAAGTAATTTACGAGGTGCACACATTAAGTTCTATTCTCCACAATTAAAATCTTTTCTTTTCCGACGTAGTAGTGACTGATTTCTTTAAATTTTAAAATATTTAGCCAACTGATGCTTGCTTTGTGTCCACTCCAAACTTGCACCAAATGTCTTTTATCTTTGTGTTGTTTTTTCTTTTTTTGAATTAATTTTTTTGCTTCTCTAGTTACACGTAGCCAATAATGATTGACTAATGGTGTTGCTAAAAACCAATACCAAACTTCATTTTTGTTTACTTGTGTACCAGCTACCAAAAAAGGAATATTGTTTTCTTCTGTGCCAGTCAATCCATCTTCAAGTTCATCATATATGTTGATCAAACTTTGTTTGCTGAAACCAGTTAACTGTATTTCAACATCATCAGCTTTTCTACAATTTTCAATGACATACTTAAAATGTTTAAAATTAAGTTTGTGTCTTGTAGGCTTTATGCTTGTTGAAATTTGCCCGTCGAAAATCCACATTCTGTTGTTAATGAAAGTAGTGTCATTGGTAATGCTTCATCTACTGTAATAATAAGTTGAGGCTGTGCTCCTATCCCATTTATTCTTACTCTCTTAATACCAGTAAATTCTGTTATACCAGCATTCAATAAGTTACTTCCTAAATTCCTAAATGAAACTATTTTACCATCTACTTTTGCACTTTTAGATTTATGTAGTTGTAGTTCAGCAAATAGTTTTCTAATTCTTTCACCACTAATTAAACTGTTTCCAATATTAAATGTTATTGGCAAAGTTTTAGCTGTGCTCGTGTATCCATAACCAATTTGTGTTGATGATGAAACAACGTTTAATGAAAAGTTGCCAGCCGCAGTCACAGTTACATCATTATGTGTTACACCATTTGCAATTACTTTCACTGTTTGTGACTGTAAACCATTTGCACCAGCATAAGCACTGCCAGTACTTGATGTTGAAAAATGACAATCTAAATAGATGTCTTCTTCTGTAAGTTTTTCTAAAAAGTAACCATTTGCTCTATCAATCAAACAATACAAACTATCATCAACTTCAACTATTCTTTTAATTGTGCCAGTTGTTGTCCATCTGCTCCAACCGATTACGTCTCTTTCAACATTTATGCCCATAACACAAAGTTCGCCATTATTAACAACAAAAACATAGTTTGTGTTTGTATCTTTGTAATTTTTTAAATATTCAATATCAGTTGCATTGCTCAACATAGTGTGATGAACAAGTGAATAATTTTTAGCTGAAAATGCATCAGTGTTAAAATTATAAACAAAAGCCCTCAACTGTTTCGCACTTCTATCTATAAACATAGTTTCATTGTCAACAACTTTTGGAGTAGCACTGCCAGTCTGTATGCCATATCTTGTTTGTTGTCTTATCAAAACGTTTGATGGAGTTACTGGTTCACCAGACATATCAAATTCACCATCAGTAGTGAATATGAATAGTGCTTGTTGAGAAACGATATGTTTGATGATGTTAAGTTCATCACTGGCAATCGTAAATGTAAAACCAGCATCATCTGTTACTTCGCCAGTGGTTGTAGTGGTGCCGCCACTTTCTGTTACCACTCTTGTTGTTGATTTAAAATTAAAAAAGTCACCAGACTGTGATGCAAAAATAGTTTGAGGCTTATCTCTGCTTCCACCAAAAATCAATCTGTTTTGATGAAATGATATTGAACGAGGATAGCCGCCGCCTTTTGTACTATCTAAATTTGAAAAAGCAGTCACTTCCCACTCATTGCCAGTAGATGCTTGTGTGTCTGCCATATCTTCAATAACGTCAGCAACAGCAACAGTAGAATTTGTGACACTTGTAATTTTACATAAACCAGCATTTAGTTTTACGTGCATTCCAACGTGCCCATTTGGAAAACTTGCATTTACCCATTCATAATTTCCACTGCTCAAAGTTAAGTTTATGCCAGTACCAGTTTTTGCACTTGGTGTAAGTGTGGTTGCGAAACTAAAATTTACCAATGGATAAAAGTCAAAAGTCAAATCGCCAATCGCCCAATCATCATGTGCTGTACCTCTAACAAGTTGTAAGGGAGGCATATTAGCTTCAACCATAAGCATTACATCAAATGTTTGTGCAAATCTTATGTCATCAATGTTTGTTGTTGTTATATTAAAATTATTTCCACCAACACCATTAGTTAAAACTGCAACACGTACGTCTCTGTAATAGACGTGTATTTTAGCTAATGATGAAACAGTTGTGTCTGCTGGTTCAACAACTAAAACGTATTCTTGTCCTTCACCAAATTTAAATGGTATCAATCTACTTTTAGAATGAAATGAAGCAGTAACAACATTTGTACTACCATCAGCAAGTGTTGAACTGTCTAAGTTAGAACTTATAAATTGAAAGCCTCTGCGTCTATCTATTCCACCTTGTGGAAGTATTAAAAAATTTTCACACTGTTCCAAACCAGCACGATAGATACCTAGTTCAGCTCTACCTTTTATAAAGTCTCCAACTTCACCTTGTGTGAAGGTAGTTTGTGTATATCTTCTTATACTCATTAGTTCTGTTCGTGCCTAAATCTATCTGAGCTACTTCCTAAAATATGTGCTTCAATCAATCTGCCAGCTGGCATAATGCCAGTAGGCGGATTTTCTTGTCCATCAGCTATACGTGATGCACGCAACTTTTGTTGAAAGTCTTGTGCTAATCTTTGTTGCAATGAGCCACTAGCTGTTATTGCTTCATTGATTTCGACAGCTACTTTTGAAACTAGTGCCTCAACAAAAAACGATGGCATATTAGTTTCATTTACGTCTTGTACGTATTCTAAAAATAAAGTTTTGTTATTAGTAAAAATCTTTTGTCCTTCTTTTTTGTATGTAAAATCTGCTTGTCCGTTAGCATCAAAAGTACTTCTTATTCTAATGATGTCTGCTGGTAGACTAAAAACAAATAAAAATTTTTTATCTGTTGGTGTTTCTGTTAATCTGTTTAATTGTACTTTTTTGATAGCAAAGTTCCAAAACGTGTAATAGAGCAGTGATTTTTTGATGTTTTCATACATCACTGAACAAACGTTGCTTTCGTGTGTACCATCTGTAAATGAAGTAATTGTGTCTGCTCCACACTTGATAAGTGCTTGCGAGCAAATGTCAAATTTAGTTGTTGCCATTGGTAAAATCCTTTTTTTAATATTTATTGATGCAAAAAAAAGAAAGCCGT